TATCTTATGCTGTTGAGAAGTTTAAAGAGCACGATTTAGCGGGTCATATTTCACTACAAAAGGGCGAGAGGTCGAAGGTAGCTACTCTTGCAGCAAAAGTATTATGAGAGAATATATTATAGCAAAACAAAAATCTAAAGAAGGGCTTTTTGGAATACCAGTTGAAGTTAGGGATGAAATTAATTTCAATCTAGGCAAGGTTATTGAGCAGGTTAAAAAGATGATTCCTCAGAGTGCTTTTGAAGGAATGAAAAAAATTATAGTTACGGACATGTCTAAAGTCGGTAAAGAACTACCCTTTAATGCTTACTATGCTAATGGTGTTATGTTTATTGATAATAAACAGGATGGAGTAACAGATGCTGTAGATGATATAATTCATGAAATTTCCCATCACTTGGAAAAAAGATACAGTGATTTAATTTATGACGATGGAACTTTAGAGGCAGAATTCATCACAAAGAGAAAATTTCTTTATGACACTTTGGCAGTGAATAAACTTAATCCACCAATCACGATAAGAACGAAAATAAAATATGATAGAAAGCTTGATAATTATTTTTATAACAAGCTAGGTCCAAAATTAAATAATTTTGTCAATGGGATATTCATTAATGAGTATTCTGCAACTTCTTTAAAAGAGTATTATGGTGTTGGATTTGAAAAATATTTAATGAGTTATAATAACCATGCTATTCTTAGAAGGCAATGTCCAGTTTTATTTTATAAAATTGAAAAATTACTAAAGGTGTTAAATGGCGAAAAGAGTTAGAAATAATGCTTTAAGGATGAAAAAATCTTTACAAAAAGCTCTTTTAAAGACAAACGAAGAGAGAAATAAAGTAAAAGAAAGACATCTTAAAGAGCAGAAAGAAAAAGAAAAGCAACAAAAAAAATTAGAAGAGAAGGCAAGAAAAAAATCTCTACTTGATTCTCTTGATAAAATGAGCTATAATGATCTTAGAAAATTAGCTTCTGAAGCGGGTGTTACCATATACCAACGCAAGAAAGAAGAAATCAAACAAGATTTAAAGGATTATTATGAGCGACTCTGGTCAGAAACACATTAGCTTTTCTGAATTGAAACTTTGGAAAGAGTGCCCTTACAGAAGAAAATTAGTTTATGAAGACAAACTTAAAGGTTTTGTTGGAAACATATATACGGCGTTTGGTACAGCCGTTCACTTGACATGTGAGAAGGGGTATACAGAAAATTTAGACTCTGAAGAAAGAAAGAAGGTTTTTGTTGAATCTTTTGAAGAAGAGACTACCCAACTTAATATTGAAAAAAATTCTGAATGGGAAAAATTTAAAGAGCAGGGGCTGATATTATCATCCGAAGCAGTTTCCGTAACAAAACAGCACTTCCCAGATTGGGAGGTTTTCTCTGCTGAAGAGAAACTTTATGAGTCAATTGACGGCGAAAACTACAATTTTAAAGGCTTTATTGACCTAATTCTTAAAAAAGACGACAAATATATACTTATTGACTGGAAAACTTGTTCTTGGGGCTGGGATATGCGCCGCAAGTCTGATAAAATGACGGTCTATCAATTGAGCTACTACAAGAATTTTTTTGCAAAAAAATACAATATTGACTTAAATAACATTGAAACTTACTTTATACTCTTAAAAAGAACCGCAAAAAAGAATCGAGTTGAACTTTTACGTGTTACAAACGGTCAAAAAAGATTGGAAAATTCAAAAAAATTATTGACGAACGCGATAGCAAACATAAAGAAAGGATTTAATATAAAAAACCGTCTTTCTTGTAGATTCTGCGAATTTAAAAATACGGAATATTGCACATGAATGAAAAGAAAATTAAAGTTATGACAATATCTGACATGCCATTGAGTACGTCTGGTGTTGGAATTCAAACTAGAAACTTTATTGAAGCTTTG